CAGGTATCAATACAGACAACTATTTGTATGGAGAACTCGTTAGAGGCGTCTCTACGGGCACTACAGCGTACGTTCACAACTGGGACTCTGATACTGGTGTTCTGCAGGTTACAAACGCTACCAGTAACTTTGCTATCGGAGAGGCAGTTGTAGGTATTGGAACTACTAATCTTGGTTCTGATGCCAGAAGAATTATTCAGTCAATATCGGATCAAGATGAATATGACGAATATGCAGATAATATCGAAGTGGAATCTGAAGCAGATACTATTCTAGACTTTACTGAAAAGAATCCGTTTGGTGAATTCTAAATAGTTACTATACCCATCTAAAGTGTCATGTTAGGAACATATCATTATCATGAGATTATACGAAAGACAATTATTGCTTTCGGTACTCTTTTTAACACAGTTGAGATCCGGCATCAAAAGCAAGATGGATCTGATTTTTCTACTGTAAAGGTTCCTATTGCATATGGTCCTTCAGAGAAATTCATTGCAAGATTAGAGCAGAAACCAGACCCAAGAAGAAGAGTGTCTATCACCCTTCCTAGATTGGCATTTGAACTGGTGAGTATCAGATATGATAATTCTAGAAAGGTTTCTACAATGCAAACCTTTAAGACATTTACTAAGGATGGCACTAAGTTAGCAAAGAAAATCTTCATGCCAGTCCCATACAATCTGGGTTTCAGATTGTCAATCATGACCCAATACAATGAAGATGCGATGCAAATCATCGAACAAATTCTTCCTGTATTCCAACCATCATTTAATGTAACTGTTGACTTGGTATCATCTATCGGTGAAAAGAGAGACGTTCCAATGGTTCTCGAAAATATTAACTTCGAGGACAACTATACTTCTGGATATGAGGAGAAGAGAGTCATTGTTCACAATTTAGACTTTACTGCTAAGACCTATCTGTTTGGTCCAATTGCTGATAGTAGCACTGGTCTTATCAAGAAAGTTCAGGTCGATTATAATACCAGTACAAATACTAAAACCGCAAAGAGAGAACTCAGGTATGTTGCTACACCTAGAGCACTCAAAGATTACAATGATGATAATGCAACAACACTTGCAGCGGGTATTGATGCAACACAAACTCAGTTCCAAGTTACAAACGCATCAAGTTTGGTTGTAGATGGATATATCTACATAGGTAAGGAACTGATGCGGATTAGAGAAATCAGTGGTGAGACACTTCTTGTCCATAGAGGAGAAGATGGAACACTTGCTGACTCTCATCTCCAAGGAACTTCAGTTGATGCTGTTACTCAAGATGACAGTGATCTAATTGAGGTTGGTGATGACTTTGGTTTCAGTGAAGAAAGATTTGAGTTTGGTGATGGTAAAACTTACAGTCCAACTAAAGGTATAGACGTATGAATGAAAAATTTGACG